ATGTTCAGCGGCGACGATCGCGATTGCGTGGCCCGCATCGAGGTGCCGCTGGTCGGCCCGGCGCGCGATTGCACCTGTCCGCCGACGACGGCGATCTGCACCTCGCCCGTCTGCCCGCGACGGGCCATCGTGCCGCCCGGCATTCGGTGCCCGGGCTTCGTGACCGATCCGGCGAATGACCGGCCGGTGTGCGAGTTCGCCGCATAGGGCATCTGGAGAGCATTCCTCGCCGGGATCAGCCGTTGATGGCGTGAGGCCGCCGGAGCCAGGGGCGATGGGGCAAGGCGTGCGCCGGAGGCTGATCCTGGGCTTGCCGCCGGGCGAACGGCGGACTCGAACGCCGGAGCGCGAGGCGTGACAGGGAGGAGAGCACTCCCGCCAATCCCGTCAAGGCGAATCCGAGGGTGCCGTGGCATTTGCGATCCGCAACCTGTCCGTCCTCGCCTACGCGCAGGGATTCACCCTGTGGCACTACCGGGCGCATGTGCCCACGCTCTGCGGCGAGCTGATCCCGCCGGCGGGCCCCGATGAGGTAGTGGCGGCCGGGTTCTTCGATGACGCCGCCGACATGGTCGCCGTCGGCGACATGCTGCTGGTCTCGACGCCGGCGGCTGGCCGGCTGCTGTTCGTGACTTCCGTCGAGGGCGGCGTCCGGGTCGCGGCGATGGCGGGCTGATGGCTGGGAGACCCCGGCAGACAGGGGCGCCGAACGGCCGGCCGCCGAAGCACGACTGGGCGGCGATCGAGCGCGATTTCCGCGACTCGACGCTCACGCTGGAGCGGATCGCGGAGAAGCACCGGCGCCCCCCCCGCGAAGCTGCCTGCGGCCGAGATCCGGCGCCGGGCGAAGCGCGAGGGCTGGACGCGGCCGGACGGTGCGCCGCCCGACATCCCGAAGCCGATGGTCGGCGGCCCGGCCAGGGGCGCCGGGTGGGGCGGACCCGCGAAGGGGCCCGGGATGCCGGCGCCCCCGACTGGCGAACCGGAATCGCAGGATCAGCGCGACGCCCGCAAGATCCTTCAGGACATCGCCGCCGACGCCAGCGCCAACGTGAACGCCCGGGTGGCCGCGGCCTCGGCTCTGGTGCGCGCCGCGGCCGGCGACGACAGGGACGAGCTCTCGCGGCTCTCGGACGAGGCGCTGCGCGACCGCCTCGCAGAGGTGCAGCAACAGCTTGCCGACATCGAACAGCAACTGGCGCAATCTGGCGGAGCAGCGGCTTCGCCTGTCGACGGAGGCGGTGCGGCGCCTCCTGCGCCGTAACCTCCATCCCTATTGCGCGCACACGGTCAGGACCGTGGCGTCGGATGCACGGGGGCTTGCCGCGCATCACCGGCTGCTGGTCCGCGAGCTGACATGGGTTGCCGAGACGCCGGGCGCGCGGTGCATCATCGAGATGCCGCCCGGCTCCGCCAAGACGACCTACGCCACCATCCTGTTCCCGACCTGGTTCATGGCCCGCGGCGACCAGCGGGTCATCGTCGCGGCCCACACCGGCGAGCTGGCCGAGCAGTTCAGCGCCGCCCAGCACAAGGTGATCCGGGCGCATTCCGATGTGCTCGGCTATGATCTGGCGACGGAGGCGGTCGGCCACTGGCAGGCGACCAACGGAAGCCGGGTCTGGACCACGGGTGTCGGCGGCAACGTCACCGGGCAGCGCGGCGACCTGGCGGTCATCGACGACCCGGTGAAGTCGGCCGCGGTCGCCGATTCGCCGGTCGAGCGCGAGAAGGCCTGGAAGTGGTTCGACCGGGACCTGCGCACCCGCATCAAGCCGAGCGGGCGGATCGTGCTGGTGATGACGCGCTGGCACGAGGACGACCTGGCGGGCCGGCTGCTGGAGCGCGAGCCCAAGGCGTGGCGCCTGCTCTGCCTGCCGGCGCTGGCCGAGCAGGATGACCCGCTCGGGCGGGCGCCCGGCGAGCCGCTGTGGGCTGACGATGACTACGGTTTCGGCGCGCAGCTTCTCGCCGAGCGCGAGCGGCGCGCGTCAGGCGGCGAGGCGCGCGCCTGGTATGCGCTCTACCAGCAGAAGCCGTATCCCGAGAGTGGCGCCTTCTTCGAGCCGGACCGGATCGCGGTGGTGGACACCGTGCCGTCGGGCGCGGATGTGCGGGCCTGGGACCTCGCCGCGACCGCGCAGGGCGGCGATGCCACGGTCGGGCTGAAGCTACGGCGCACCATGGCCGGCGATGTGCCGAAATTCTGTGTGCTCGATGTGAAGCGGCTGCGCGGATCGCCCGAGCAGGTCGAGGCCGCGATCCTGCGGACGGCGCGCGATGACGGAGGCGGCGTGCCGGTGCGGCTGCCGCAGGACCCGGGCCAGGCCGGCAAGATGCAGGTGCAATATCTGACGGCGCGGCTGGTCGGGTTCCGCGTGAAGTCGGACTGGCCGACCGGCTCGAAGGAGACCCGCGCCGCTCCCGTGGCCAGCCAGGTGAACGCCGGCAACGTGACGATGCTGCGCGGGGCGTGGAACAGCGCCTTCGCGGCCGAGTTGCGGGCCTTCCCCGCGGGCCGCGAGGACGATCAGGTGGATGCGCTGAGCGACGCCTTCGGCGAACTGGCTACCCCGCCCCGGCGCACGCAGTGGACCCGCATCAACTTCCTGGGACGGTGACATGGCGAAGCACGGGGGCCAGGGCGCGATCGGCCGTGCCGAGAAGAGCCGTCGCTGATGTTCGACACGATCGCCGAGAAGCACACGCGCGACAAGGATCTGCCGGAGCGTGCGTGGTGGATTGGCGTGCTGCGCGCGGTGCTCGACGGTTCGTTCTACGACGTGCTGCGGCACCCGTTCCATCGCGAGAAGACGGACGCCGGCGAATATGTGCCGCTGCGGGACCGCCGGCCGAGCGTGCGCTACAATCTCTGCCGCATCGTCGCCGAGGATGCGGCGACGCTGGTGTTCGGGGAGGAGCGCTTCCCCCGGGTGACCTGCGATGATGTCGCGGTCGCCGCGGCGTTGAACGAGCTGGCCGAGGAGACGGCGCTCGCCACGGTGATGACCGAGGCGGCGGTGTGCGGTTCGGTCGGGTCGGTCGTCGTGCTGCTGCGCGTGCTGAAGGGGCGCGTGTTCTGGTCGGTGATGGGAACCGCGTTCCTGACGCCGGAATGGCAGCCGGATGCTCCGGACACGCTCAAGTCGGTGACCGAGCAATACAAGGTCCGCGGCAGCGCCCTGCGCGAGCGAGGCTACGCGATTGCGGACAAGGATCTCTCGCGGTGGTTCTGGTTCCGGCGCATGTGGGACTGCAGCGCCGAGCTCTGGTACCTGCCGTGGCCGGTCACCGCCGAGCCGAACGAGACCGCGGGCCCGGTGGTCGATGACGCCCGCAGCGTGCAGCACGGCCTCGGCTTCGTGCCGATGGTCTGGATCAGGAACCTGCCCGGCCCGAGCGCGACCGGGGCGCCCTGCGACGGGGCGTGCACGTTCAAGCCGGCGATCGATACGCAGATCGAGATCGAATACCAGCTTTCGCAGGCCGGACGCGGGCTGAAATACTCCTCCGACCCGACGCTGGTCGTGAAGGAACCGGCCGCCGCGGATGAGCAGTTCGTCAAGGGCGCCGGCAATGCCCTGGTGGTGAGCGACAAGGGCGACGCGAAGCTGCTGGAGATCGGCGGCACGGCCGCCGCCGCGGTCGTCGAGTATGTGCGGTTCCTGCGCGAGAGCGCGCTGGAAAGCATGCACGGCAACCGCTCCGATCCCAACAGGTTCAGCGCCGCCCAGTCCGGCCGGGCGCTCGAGGTGATGAACCACGGGCTGATCGGGCTCGCCGGCCAGGTCCGCACCAGCTACGGCAACCAGGCGCTCAAGCGCATGCTGCGCATGGTGCTCGATGCGGCCGGGACGTTCGACATCACCTGCGGCGGCAAGCCGTTTCCGCGGACTCCGCCGGGCCGGCTGGGACTGATCTGGCAGGACTGGTATCCGCCGAGCGCCGAGGAGCGGCGCGCGGAGTCGCAGACGCTGCAGATCCTGACGCAGTCCGGCGTGATGAGCCGGGAGACGGCGGTCGGGATCACCGCCGACGTCTACGACGTGCCCGACCACCGAGCCGAGCTGGCGCGCATCGCGGCCGACCAGAAGGCCGAGGATGAACGCCTCGCCCGGCAGAACGCACAGACCAAGGCGGCCGAGGCCGTTCCCGCCTGACCGCCCCGGCCGGCAGCCGGACCGACGCCCGCGACGGGCCAGCCAGACACGAGGAACCGAGATGGCAGAAGGCAACGAGGGCGCGCCCGCGCTCGAAACGCTGCAGGCGCAGCTTGCCGCGATGAAGGGGGACCTGGAGGGGGCCAAGGCCCGCGCGACCGAGCTCGCGAACGAGGTCAGGGGCCATCGGCTGAACGCCGACAAGCACCGCGCCGAGGCCGAGAAGGCCGCGAAGGAACGCGACGACGCGATCGCCGATGTGGCCAGGAAGGCCGCCGAGTCCGAGGCCGCGCACGCCGCGAAGGTGAAGGCCGCGGAGACGAAGGCGGCGGAGGCAGCGGCCGGCGCGCAGCAGAAGGCGATCCGCGCCGACCTGAAAGTGGCGGCGAAGGATGCCGGTGCGCGCAGCGTCGCCGACGTGCTCGCGCTGCTCGATCTCGGCAAGGTCAAGCTGGACGATTCCGGCGAGGTGGCCAATGCGGCCGAACTCATCGCCGAGATGAAGAAGGCCAAGCCCTATTTGTTCGGCCAGGCCAGCACCAGCAGCACCGAGACGCCGCCGCCGCCGGCCGGCACCGGCGCCGGCAAGCCCGCCAAGGACATGACCGATGCCGAGTTCGACGAGGCGCTGAGGCGGCGCGCCTGGCGGAAGTGACGGCGCGCGCCGGCAACACGCGCGGGACCGACTGATCCGCGGCGCCGCGACGGCGCCGCATCCACGAAAGCGAGTTTCTCCTCATGGCACTGAACGATCTCCCGGCCGCAATTCAGTCGGTCATCCAGCAAGGCTATCTGGAGCGGCGCTTCCGCCAGGCGCTGGTGGCGAAGCTCGGGTTCCGCGCCATCGCCGACCGCGAGCCGTTCATGGCCGGCATCGGCGAGACGATCACCAAGACGCGCGTCGGGCTGCTGCCGGCGATCACCGCGCCGATGGCGCCGGCCTCGGTGACCGACTTCACCTCGGGCCTGACACCGCAGAACTACTCGGTCGAGCAATACACGCTCGGCGTCGCCCAGTATCCCGGCGTGATGCAGCTCAACGTCGCGACCTCAAAAGTGGCGATCGACGACCTCTTCCTGCAGAATGCCTATGCGCTCGGCGAGCAGGCCTCGCGCAGCGTGGACACGCTGGCGCAGCGCGCGCTGTTCGACCAGTACATGGGCGGCAATACCCGCGTCACCGGGACGCTCGGCGCGCCCGCGACCACCGTGCATGTCGATGACGTGCGCGGCTTCTTCATGACGCTGAACAGCTCCGGCCAGCCGGTCGCGGTCAGCGGCAGCAACACGCTCGCGGTCACGGTCGGCAGCGACGTGTACACGCTGACCGGCGTGACGGCGGACGGCGCGGCGCCGAGCACGATCAACCCCTGGCTCGCGAACCTCGCCTTCTCGGGCTCCAGCAGCAACACCAGCACGGCGCCGGGCGGCTATTCCGGGACGCTCACGTTCAGCGGCAACGTGACCGTGGCGGACGTCACCACCGGCAACCCGGTGGTGAGCGCAGTCGCGCCGGTCATCATGCGGCCGTTCACCACGTCGGGGAATGCGATGGCCGCGACCACGGCGGCGATCAGCGCAACGGGCGACGTGAACAACGGCCAGCTCACGATGCAGCTGATCCTGCGGGCGAAGGCCACGATGTCGGCCAACGGCGTGCAGCCGGTGACGGCGATGGGCAACTTCACGCTCTACGCCGACCCGATCCACCTCACCGGCCTCTACCAGGACCCGGCCTTCCAGTTCTTCTTCCGCGGCAAGCCGGAGACCCCGGAATACCGAAAAGGGCTGGTCGCCGAGCTGCTGCAGTGCTCGATCGTCGAGACCAACCTGAACCCGGTGCAGGCGCTGGCGGGGGTTGGCACGGTGCGCCGGGCGGTGCTGTGCGGGCAGGGCGCGCTGGTCGAGGCGGAGTTCACCCGCACCGCCTATGCCGAGGCGGTGAAGCTGGACGATGCCGACGGCATGATCACCGTCGTGGACGGCATCGCGCACATCACCCGCGAGCCGCTGGACGCGCTGAAGCAGGTGGTGACGCAGGCCTGGTCCTATATCGGCGGGTTCGTCGCCCCGACCGACACGACGACCAACCCCAACACGATCCCGACCGCCAGCAACTCGGCCTACAAGCGGGCCATCATCATCGAGTCGCTGTAATGGCGCGCGCGCAGGCGGCGGACGCTCCGGCGCCCGCCGACGCCGCTCCCGCCCCCGCGATGGTGCGGCTCACCCGTCCCTACGGGTTCATCGACGCGTTCGGGCGGCACCGCGTCTGGAAGGCCGGCGACGTGATCGGCGATCCCGAGGAGATCGCGCTGCTGGAGTCGCGCGGCGCGCCGATCGCGGCGGCCTGAGCGGCCGAAAACGAATCGCGAGGCGAGGCAGTTTGGGGCTCCGCCCCAAACCCCGCTGGGGCCGGGAGGCCCCAGACCCCATGACTTATGTCAAGGATTGCAAAGGCTCTGCCTTTGCTGGGGTGCAGGGGCAAAGCCCCTGGCCTGCCTCCTGCCGGCGATGTGCCGAATGATTTTCAGGCTCTGAGCAGGGGGCGCCGTGTCCGGCTTCGTCGCCTATCCGTTCACGGACGCGCAGCGTGTCGATATCCGCCGCTTCTGCGGCTACCCGGCCTATGGCGACGGATCGGTGGTGGCGGGGGCGCCGTGGGTCCAGGTGCTCTACCTCGCGCTCGAGTACCGGATGCAGCACACCTCGCAGGCCGAGGGCGCGGTCGTCGTGACCTATCTCACGAACCTCTACGCCCTGGAGGCCGCGATCCAGGGGGCCGGCGCCAATCTCGACACCGACAGGGCGGCGGTCTGGACGCACAACAAGCAGGAAGTCCCCGACCGGCTCGCGCTGTTCGACGACACCCGCCGTCGCCTGTGCGACTTCCTCGGCGTGCAGCCCGGCCCCTATCTGGAGCGCAAGGCCGGAGCACGCGGCAGCTCCAGCATGCAGATCATCGTGTGATGGTGAGCCAGGCTTCGATCCAGGCCAAGGTCGCCTTCGGGCTCGGCAAGGCGGCGACGGCGCTCGGCGCGCCGTGCCCGTGGTATCGGCCATCCGGCCCCGGCCAGGTCATCGCTGCGGCCAACAGCCTCGGCACCCTGCAGGTGCTGCTCGATACCAGCGCGGGCGTGCCGCAGCTGGTGCCGGAGGCGTTCGAGAAGCCCGCGGAATGGTTTGGCGCCTTCGACACGACCGGGGTCCAGGCGGGCGACTACATCGTGGCCGCACCGGCGACCGATGGCGTCACGTCGCCGTTCTTCGTCGCCGCGCTGGATTGGTTCCGGCCGGCGCGGCTGGTGCGCTGCAACAACGTCGTCACGGTGTGCCGGCCGCCGCTGAGCGCCCGATCCGGCTTGAACCCCTACGGCGCGAACACGCTGGCCAGCGAGACGGCGGTGCTGACGCAATGGCCGGCCGCGATCACGACGATGCTGCGGGTCGCCCGCGGCGATGTGGAGTTGCCGGGCGAAGCCGGCGTGGGCCGGTGGACCGTCATGCTGCCGACGTCGGTGCCGGCGGATCTGCGCACGTCCGACATCGTCATCCTGCAGGATGGCGCGCGCGCCATCGTCACGACGTCCGAACTGACGCCGCTGGGCTGGCGGCTTGGCGTCGAGCAGGCCGCGACCTGATGGCGGACGCGGCGCAGGTGCGCGACGCGATCGCGGGCGTCGCGGCGGCTGCCTGCTATCCCGATGGCGCGCCGGATTACCTCACCACCGGCGGCGGCGCGGTTCTCGCCACGGGGTCCGGCGCCCAGCTTTGCCTGAGCCTCGGAGGGCCGACGGTCACCGGCGCCGCGATCCGGGTCTATGGCGGCTATCCGAACGCGCAACAGCTCGACGCCGATCTGCGCCACGGCATCTGCCATGTCGGCGTCGATCTGCGCCGCGGCGCCACCAAGGCGGTGCCGGTGTCCCTGTCGGGACCGGAGATCATCTCCGGCGCGCCGCCGACGATGTCATGCGCAGGCGCGCGGTGCCGGCTCACGCTCTACGGCACGGCGACCCCCGGGCAGACCATCACGGTATCCGTGGACGGCATTGCCTTCCCCTACACGCAGGGCGCCGCCGATACGCTGGAGAGCACCGCGGCGCAGCTCGCCGCGCTGATCGCGGCATCCTATCCGCTGGCCCGCAGCGCCGGCGCGACACTCATCGTGCCGCAGGCACGCCGGCTGACCGCGAGCATCTCGCTCGGGGCGCTGGCGACAACGACATGGTCGGTCCGCGGCAATGCGCTGACCCTGGCCGGCACGGCGGCGGCCAGCCAGGCCGTCCTCGCGATCGTGGACGGGATGGCGTTCGGCACCATCCAGAGCGCCAGCGACACGCCGGCGACCACGGCGGCAGCGCTCGCGGCGCTGATCGCGGCATTCTACTTTCCAGCGGCCTCCGCCGTCGGCGCGACCATGACGGTGCCGGGCTGCCACAGCCTGGCGGCCGCGGTGGCCGCGGCGGGCTCCACCGTGCTGCCGGTCCACCGACAGACGCAGGAATTCGTGGTGACGGTCTACGCGGCCGGCTTCGCCAACCGGGAGATCATCGGCCCCGCGATCGATGTCGCCCTCGCCGGCGCGAAGCGGATCGTCTTGCCGGACGGCACGATCGGGAGCTTGCGGCTGACCTGGGTCAACCATGACGACCGGCCCGAGAAGGAACTGCTCTTCGTGCGCCAGCGCGGCGTGCAGGTGGAATACGACACGGTCGTGCCCGGCACGGCGACGCAGATCGGCGCGTTCGCGCTGAACGTGCTCGGCGGGCCGGCGGCGCTGCAGGGCGAGGGCATCTTCGTGCAGGGCGGCACGCAGATTCCCGCGGCGCGGATCCTGTTGAGCGCGGACGGCAACTTCCTCGCAGGCGACGACTCCGGGAACGTGATAGGCACGGCATGAGCGGCGAAACCTACACGCCTGTCCCGATGCTGACGCTGGCGCAGAAGCTTGCGCCGTTCATCAACGCCTCGGCCGCGAACGTCACCGCGTCCGGCAGCACGACGGCCCGCACCCTGGCGGTGCGCGCCGGCGATGCGATCAACGTGCTCGACTACGGCATCGCGCCGGGCGCGGGCGATCAGTCCTCCGCGCTGCAGAGCCTCATCAACACCTATCCGGCGGGCGCCGTGGTGCGCCTGCTGTTCCCGCGCGTGCCCGGACAGGCCACGACGCTCTACCAGCTCGCCGGCCCGGTGCGCTCGAACGGAAGGCAGGTGCACTGCAGCTTCGAGGACAGCGCCGACATCCAGAGCACCGGCGGCTACCTCGCGGTGGACCGCATCGATATCTGCCACGGCTGGCAGCGCTATGTCGGGGCCGGGTTCTCCAACGGCTATTTCGGCAGTTCGGGTGGCTTCAACGTCAGCTACGGGTTCGAGACCTGGATCTGGAACTACTCGGGCGCCAACAGCCAGGGCACGGCCGGCGGCCCGAACGTGAATGCCTTCGGCATCACCTACACCGACACGCGGTACTTCTCGACCGGCGGCGGGCAACTGGCGCTGCTCGGCCAGCGCGTCATGTCCACGCCGAACCTGACCGATGGCACGTCGTCCTCGCTGTTCTGGGACATCCTGCTTGGGCCGCTCATCAACGAGGTCGGCTGGTTCCGCTCGAACCTTGTGAACTCGCCGCTCGGCCGCGAGATGGACGTGGCGGTCTACAGCCCGCAACTCCCGCTGACCGATCAGGCCGGCTACATGACGCCGGGCGGCTGCATCCTGATCTCCGCCGGCGGCAGCCAGACGACGCCGGGCTGGGGCTACATCGCCGGCAACCTCGCCTATGGCTACCGGGTCGCGGGCGGCGCCTCCGGGGCGAGCTACGGCAACGCGCCGGCCCTCTCCGACCTGTGGTGGAGCTATCCCGCCGTCTTCGGCGGGGTGAACCCGCCGGCGGTCTCGACCGGCAACTCCATCGTCATCACCGACCCGAACGGAACCCAGCACACCGTCACGCTGAACGGCGGCGGCGGCACGGGCTCGCTCGCGGATGTAGCGGCCAGCATCAACGCTGCCGCCATCCCCTATGTCCAGGCGCAGGTCTCGGCGACCGGCGCTTCGTCGCAGTTCAACCGCCTGGTCGTCTACTGCACAAAGCCGCGCGATGCCGGGACGTTCGGCCTCGCCAACGGCAGCGGCACGCCGCTGGCCACCCTCGGGCTGCCGAGCGGCACGCAGGCCGGCGGGCAGGGCCCCTACGCGACCGTCGTCTCGAAGTCCTTCGCGCTTTCCGGGCAGGTGGTTGCTCCGGCCTCGCAGATGGTCGTGTGCGGGACCGCGATCACGCTGAGCGGCGGCAGCGGCAACGGGTCGCTCGCCGACATCGCGGCCACGATCAACGAAGTGAACGTCTACGGCGTAACGGCGCAGGTGGCGCAGATCGGCGCGCAGGGGCGCCTCGTGATCCAGGCGTATCTGCCGCAGCAGCCGGCCGGGCTTGTGCTCGCGAACAGCACGAACTCGCCGCTGGCGACGCTGGACATCCTGCCCGGGACGTATTCGGCGCCGACCCCGCCGCATGCCTTCGCGGTCGCGATGGGCGAGGCGGTCGGCGCGGGAGCGGTCTTCGCCTCGGGCGACCAGGTCGCCATCGGCTACAGCCTGCCGACCGGCAACACGACCGAAGCAGGCTCGCAGACCATCACCGTCGGCACCGGCGCCCTTGGCGTGCTGGATGCGGCCGCGGCGATCAACAGCGCCGTCGCTTCGGCCGGATGGACCGTCTCGACCACCTCCGCGGGCGCCGCGACATCGCAGGGCGCGCCGGTCGTCCAACTGGCGAGCGTTGCCGGACTCTATCCCGGGATGCCGGTCATCCCGTCGGCCTACTTCAACGCGGGCATCGAGGTGCTCGACGTGAACGTGGCGGCGTCCGCGGTGACGCTGACCGGCGGCACGTCGCAGGCCATGCCGGCCGGGACCACGGTGGCGTTCGGCCTGGTGAAGGCCGAGGTCTACAACGCCGGTTCCAGCGGCGCGGCGCTCATCGTCACCAATTGCTGCGGCGGCAGCCTGTGGATCGCGGACGCGACCGGCACGCCCTGCGAGAGGGCCGGGCTCATCCCGGGCCAGCACTGGCCGGGCGCGATGCCGCCCGGGTTCCAGAACGGCTTCATCGCGGCCTACGGCTCGATCGCGCCGGGGGGGTCCGGGGTGCGGCTGGGCGGGGCACTCGTCGCGCAGGTGCCTGACCCGGTGCAGTGGCCGGACAGCCCGATCCGCATCGACCAGGGCTGGCGGCACGGCATCCGCCTCGATCAGGCCGCCATCAGCGACAACGTCGCGCTGCGCCTCGCGCCGGGGCAGACCGTGACCTGGGCGCCGCCGGGCAGCGGCAGCGGGGTGTCCATCACCGGCGGTGCCGGCGCGCCGACGGCCACGCTGCCGAACGGCAGCATGTATCTGCGCAGCGACGGCGGTGCCGGCTCCAGTTGGTACCGGTCCACGGGCAGCGCCTGGGTCGCGGTCGCGTAGCGGGGAGCGCATGTCGGAAGTCGCAATCACCAATCTGGGCACCGACACGGCGCTTGGGCTCGGCACCGAGATCGTGGTCACCGATCTCGGCGGCTCGGTGGCCGCGGTGCAGAATGTGCTCGGACTCGCGATCCCGGCCAGCACCTCCGGCGCGCTGCTGGCGGCGACAGGCACGCTGGGCGTGGCGCAGCCGCTGTCGCTCGGGGCCAATTTGTCGCTCTCCGGCACCACGCTGAGCGCGATCGGCAGCGCATTGACCGTGGTGGCCGGCGCGGGACTGGCGGGCGGCACGATCACCGGTGCGGGCACGATCAGCCTGGCGCCGATCGCCGCCGGCGCGCTCATGGGCAACCCGGGCGGCAGTCCGGCCGTGCCAAGCGGCGTCGCGGTGGGCGCCGGGCTCTCGCTCAGCGCCGGCGGCACGCTCTCCAGCACCGGCATCGCGAGCCTCGTCGCCGGCACCGGCATCAGCGTCGCGGGCAGCACGATCAGCAACGCCGGCGTCGTGTCGCTGGTCGCGGGCACCAACATTGCGGTCACCGGCGGCAACACGATCGCGCTGGCGGGCACGCTCACGGGCGAGACGCTCAGCGCCCCCGTGATCACCGGCACCGCCACGAACGCGGGCACGCTGAGCGGCGGCACGGTCGGACCGGCGACGCTGATCGGCGGCACGACCGCGACCGGCATCACCACGGCCACGACCACCGACAGCAGCGGCAACCCGGTGGTCACGGACACCGTGGGCGGCACGACAACCGCCCAGATCGGCTACCGGCTGACCGTCAAGACCGCCTATGTCCAGTTGGCGGATAGCGGCCAGACGGCGCCGAATGCCGGCGGGGCGGAAGCGATCGACCTGCAGCTCGACCGCAACACGGCCTCGCAGGCGGCAACCGGCAACCGGGCCTTCGCCCTCGGTGCGCAAAACACCGTCACCGGCACGCGCGCCGGCGCGCTCGGCTACAGCAATACCGCCTCCGGCCAGGGCTCGCTCGCGCTCGGGCAATCGAGCAACGACCACGGCGCCAACGCC